GCGCTTGGCTGGGTTCGAGTCGTCATCTGACTATGGATACCAGCCACATGTTACACTTGGTTATGTAACGAAAGACACGACAACTCCGATGTTAGCATTACCTAAAGATGAGATGTTTTTCAATCAACTGTATCTTTCAATTGGTGGAAATACATTAAGTTTTATATTTGGTAAATTTCACGAATTGTTGCCAAATCCGCTTGGCTTTCGTCCTGCAACTGATGCCGCCAAACGTGCAGAGGTGAAGGCGTTTAAGGCGTGGCTAAAGAAGCGACCGCAAGCTGACATTCATACTTTTAAAGCTGAGTATCTTTCGCACAATGAATTGCACGAGATAGCCGACGATGTGCGGGAGGTGGCTGTAAAAGGGAACAGATTTACGCCACGGGGAGACGATGAACCATCGCCACCATTGCCTATTGAATTAAACATTACAGATGATGACGTTGATTTCGCATTGCGCAAGTGGGATGGTCTGTTTCCTGACTTTGCGGGCTTGCTGGATGCCGAGGTGACATAATGTCATACTGGCAATGGGATAGTAACTCAAAGCGATATCGTGTCACTGTAGAAGGTGCAGAGGCACTTAATCAGCGTGTCGGCACATACGTAAGCAACGCTAGAATGTTGGAGTTGCGAGAGAGTGTTATTTCATCAGCAAAAAACAGAGTCAATGAGTTAGCAAACAGTTTGGCATCTGGCGATATAAACATCAATCAGTGGACGCTTGCTATGCGGCAAGAGGTGAAGGACTCATTTATACATCAGTACATGCTGGGTCATGGTGGAAGAAATACAATGACCAAATCAGATTGGGGCAAATTAGGACATGACATTAGAGACCAGTATCAGTATTTGAATAGATTCTCAGATGAAATTCGAGCAGGCAGATATACAGAGTCTCAGATAGCGGCACGCTCACGAATGTATATGGAGGCTAGCAGTCAATCATTTGAAAAGGCAAAGGTTGCAAGTCGTGGTATTCCCGACTTGCCAGACTATCCAGGTAGCGGAAGAACTGAGTGCATGACGAATTGCAAATGCTACTGGAATATTAAAGAAACAGAAACTGAATGGTTGTGCTATTGGTCACTATCCAACGTCGAACATTGCGGTTCATGTATTGACAGGTCGAATCGATGGAATCCGCTTGTGATAAGTAAGAATAAATAATGAATGTAGATATTAAAATAACTGGTGTGAACAGAGTCGAAAATAAACTACGTGGTTTGATTTCGAACATGCCAGAGATCGTCGATGGTGAGGTTGTGGACTGGACACGAGACATGGCGAAGCTGTTGAAGCGGACAGCATACCCGGCGAAACGTCCTGGACAGAATTATGTGAGAACTGGACAACTAGCAAACAGATGGCGTGTAGTTCGTCAAAAGTCAGCATCCTACAGAATTCTAAACGATGCACGTGGCAGGCGTGGTAGATTGTATGCAGGGTATGTAGTTGGTTCTGGTGACGATCAGGCTTGGATGCACACAGGTAGATGGTGGATTGCTAGAGATGTAATCAATGGTTTTTCTGGAGATTTAACACGTCGAATGGTTCGTAGAATTAATCTGTACTGGCAGCGATAGAACACAATAAGCGGAGCATTGAGATAGTGAATAGTAGCTTTGAGCTTACACAAAACAGTGGTATAATTACGAATAGTTCAGGCGATGGTGTGATTGTCTCACGCAAGGAATTGCAGGACGAAAGAGCTTATTTACTCAGTCGGCTGCAACAAATACACAGGTTGTTGGGTTTACCGCCGATACAGACAGGGCAGCATCAGCGGCGGCAACACTGCAATAACTAGTCAGATTCTATTGTGCCAGAGTGGTTTAATGGTGAAGCTCTGTAAACAAAGAATACAGGTACGGTATACTATCGCACAACTGGCGACCGATAGCCGATAGTTGTGCGGTCGCAAGTTCAAATCTTGTCAATAGAATATAGCTGACAATGAGTCATTGACGGCGCAATTTGTAGGAGTCAACTCCTATAGATTGCGCCGTTTTTGTTTGGTGCAAATCATGGATGGATTGATTAGAGCAGTAAAAAGCGATAGCGGGGATTGGGAGATCGAGATACTTGGTGTGCCGTTTGGCTCGCCTAGCGATAGAGATAGTGGTGGTGAATTCTTTACTGCACAGACAAAATTGCATCTAGACAAGTTTCCTACCCCACCGTTAGTTTTTTTTCATGGTTATAACGAGCAGAAACAACCAGACGCACAGCCTATCTATGTCGGCAAAACAACAGGCTATGAGGTGCGCAAGGATGGTGTGTGGTTCCGTGGTGTGCTTGACAAGGCAGTAGCGCAGGCTAAAGCGGTATGGGATGCCGCACAACAGGGAATGGCACGAGCTAGCAGTGGAAGTATTGCGCACTTGGTACGCAAGGCGGCAAATGGGCAATTGCTTGAATGGCCATTGGCTGAGTTGTCGGTATTTGACACGTTCAACGGAAAGAATCCGGCGAACAGGAGAGCGGTGGTAACACCCGTGATGAAGATGGTTTATGAGCAGGCAGGACTTTCCTTGCCTGTTGACATAGAGGGCGAAAGCTCAGAGACAGACGGCGTAGAAGTGAGCGACGGCTTACTTGGTTCGGATGTAGCAGCAAATAGCCAACAGCAAACAATCAGTAGTGTAAAGAATAAGGACAATATCATGAATCCTGAAGATGTTCAGAAACTGGTAAATGATGCGCTGAAGGCTGAACGAGACCGAGTAGCAGCCGAGGAAGCGCAGAAGAAGGCACAAGAGGAAGCGGTATCGCTGGCTGTAAAAGCCGCTCTTGTTGAGAAAGACAAAGAACTTGCCGCAGCTAAAGCCGAAGCCGCAGAAGCTCGCCGTTTGCCTGGTGGAATCGAAGCCGCACACGTTGCAAAGTTCGGTAATGTCGCCAAGTACGACAACCTTGATGCAACCGATGCCGCTGTACTGGCTGGCATTATGTCGGCTGCAAAAATGGCAAACCGCAGCGTTGGTGTTAGCGAAGACTTGCGCAAATATCTTGCCATTCAACTGGCAGAGATGTCAGATACAGAACGTCAGTTTGTTGCTAGCAAGTCGGCAATGAAAATGGCAGGAATGCCGATAAAGGCAAACGAACTCAATCAATCAACGCTTGCAAACTACGGCGATGAATGGATTGGCGTCACCTATAGCTCACAACTGTGGGACAAGATTCGTTTGGAAGCACCTATCGCCGCAAAGATTCCTACGGTTCAGGTTCCGCAAGGTAGCGAGTCGGTTATCTTGCCTCTCAATGGTACAGCACCGACATTCTACAAGGTGGCACAAGCGAGCGCACAGGACGCTAACCCTGGGCGTGTGACTCCAACCATCACCACGAGCAAGAAAGGCACAGCTAACAAGACTTTGACTGTCTCGAAGCTTGGAGCCGCCATTAACTACACGGGCGAACTCGAAGAGGATTCTTTGATTCCGTGGGTGTCTGAATTGCGCCGTGACTTGACGCTGGAAGCAGCCGAAATTCTGGAACACATCATCATCGATGGTGACACAGCGACAGGCGCAACCACGAATATCAACACCATTGCAGGCACTCCCGCAGGCAATGAAGCCTACCTTCTGTTCGACGGTTTCCGCAAGTTGGCATTGGTAACGAATACCGCCAATAGCCGCAGCGCAGGCACGTTGGACGTTGGCGATTACCTCGAAACACTGAAGTTGCTTGGTTTGGCTGGACGCAATGCCGCAAAGCGTGATTCGGTGGACTTCATCGTCGATATGTGGACACACTGGAAGTCGTTGGAACTGGCAGAGGTGAAGACACGAGACGTATTCGTTTCTCCGACAATCGAGAACGGCTACTTGGTGAACTTGTTCGGACACAACGTTATCACCTCATCCAACATGCACCGAGCCAATCAGGATGCCACTTATGGGCTGAAGGCGAACATCTCCGGTAAGGTGGACTTGGGCACAGCCGCCAACAACACGACAGGCAGCATTCTTGCCGTGCGTTGGGATCAATGGCGACTCGGTTACAAGCGCCAGATGACGTTTGAGGTGCAACGTGACGCACTGAGCGACAGCACCGATATCGTGGTAATGATGCGTGTCGGCATGGTGAACCGTGACAACGAAGCCGCTGCGATTTCTTACAACGTCGGCGTCTAGGTGTTCGTGTGTTGGGTAAGTCTCCCTATCCAACACACCAAACAGGAGAGAGGAAATGTCTGGTTTACTGAACTTGAAACAGGGTGTAGCTGACAATAGCGATATCAAACAAGTGTTCGACGTGGCAAGCGCCGACGGAGCGATTACGGTTCCCGTTCGTGGACGCAAGCACGTCTTTATCACCAAAGCGACAGCCGCAGCGTTGACACTAGCTGCACCAACTGCAACCACACACGACGGGGTAGAGATTGTAATTGTTAGCACCACAGCCGCAGCGCACACCGTCACGGTGTCAACGACTGGTATGAATGACTTAGGTACGTCCGCTGATGTTGGTACGTTTGGAGTCGCCAAAGGCAATGGCATGACACTGGTTGCTTATCAAGGTGACTGGTACGTGACTAGCAATATCGGCGTGACACTGGCATAGGTAAGCAATGGTTAAAGTGAAATTCATCCAAGACTTTCGGGGCAAGCTGACAAAAGAAATCTTTTATGTGGCTGGCACGGTTGCCGAGTTTGACGCAGCAACCGCACAGGCACTATTGGACGAAAACCGAGCAGCACCAGCGGAAGTCGAGGAAGAGACGACAGCCAACGATAGACAGAAGCGCAGTACAAAGCGAGTGAAATAATGGCTTACTGTGGCGTAGACGAACTGAAAGAATACCTCGGTGTGACAGGCGCAACGTACGATGCAATGCTATTAACTTTGCTTGCCGCCGCACAGCGCACCATCGACAGCTATTGTATGCGTACCTTTGAGGCAACAGCCGACACGGTACGTACATTCGATAGTCAGCGAGACGTGGACGGCTACACGCTGACGGTAGATAGCGACCTATGCGCCATTACATCGATTGTCAACGGTGACGGCACGACAATATCAAATTCGCACTACGCCACAGAGCCACGCAACGAAACGCCATATTACGCAATCCGGTTGAAGGCATCGGCTGGCAAGGTGTGGACAGCAACGGTAGCGGGTGACAGTGAAAACGCTATTTCCATCACAGGCAAGTGGGCATACAGCGCAAGCGCACCGAGCGACATTGCGCACGTATGCAAGCGGCTTGCAGCGTACATCTATCGACAGAAAGACAACGCAGGCGATTTGGACAGAGCGGTGATTGCAGGCAATAGCACGATTCTGCCAGCGCAGATACCGAGCGATATTCGGCTGATGCTGACACCGTACAGGAGATTGAGCCGATGACATACACATCGTTTGTCAATGCGCTATCTGCGATCACAGTGGCAGGTGTAAAGCGCCAGTACACATCACCACCGAGCCAGCTAGCCGGAGCGGACTTACCTGCACTGCATCCACAACTACCGGAGCATACGCAGGACATTATCAGCATTGCAAGCAACACTGGACTATTTACGGTGGCGTGTGAGTTGGCAATTGTCATCAAGGCGAATCAGCAAGGCACGGCGGCGGCTAACTTTGCCGAGTGCTTGACGATGTTAGACGCACTAAACAGCGCACTGATAGACAACACGTCGGCACTGAATATCGACAGATGGGCAATGCGTCAAGACGGTGTTACGTATGGCGATACCGCTTACTGGGCTATCGTGGCGAGAGTAGAGGCAAGTGAATAACTATGGCAATTAAGGCAACACAAACACGCTTGGTGATTGGAAATAGCAGCGATGCCTGGGACTTCTCCGGCGTCTCGAACTCGCTAGATGTTTCATTGTCTGGTGAGAAAATCGAGAATACACGGTTTCAGGACACAGCGAAAACCTACACCACAGGCGATGCCAGCGGCACGATTACACAAAACGGATATTTTGATAACACCGACGCTGGCAGCTTTGAGCAGGAGATATCGCAGAGCATTACCAACGCAGAAACGCTGTACGTCGGCGCAATCTACGGCACGAATCAGGCAGCGCCAGTGGCGTATATTGCACCAGCCACTAGCACAGAATCGATGGCTATCAACTCGCCAGTGAGCGGACTGATTACCGTCAACGGTTCATGGTTCGACGGCACTGGCATTAAGCGTGGCTTGCAGGTGTATCGAGGCACGATTAGCGCAACGGGTACAACCACGTACATTGATACAGGCGCAGTCGGGTCGGCTGGTGGCTATGCGTGGATATGGATTACCGCAGTAACAGGTACAGCCACAAACGCCACCATCCTGATTCAGTCAGATGACAATACGGGATTCTCATCGCCAGCGACGGAGGCAACATTTACGTTTAGTGGCAAGAAGGCAAATGAGCAGGCACTGTCGGGAACGATTGACAGATACCTGAGATTAAGCACAACGTCGATGGGTGGCGCAACAAATTTTACAGTATGCGTGGTTGCCGCAGTGAGCGGAGTTACTTACGCAGTAGCATAAGGGGTTTTGGAACATGGCAATTAAAGCGAATGGCAACGTAGTTGTTACGTACAACGCAGTCAACATCACAGCCTATTGTGATCAGGCTGATTTGTCGGCAGCGGTGGAACGTCTGGACACAACCAATCTGGCATCTACCGCAAAGGAAAGCACGGCAGGCGATACCGAATGGACAATTGCAATCGGTGGGCAATGGGCAACCGCACTAGACACCGCACTTGCGCCCGACGCTGTGACACCTGGCACGGCACGAACAGCCAGCCTTGCATTAGATGGCGGCGCACAAACTGTTACCTACACATGGACTAGCAAGGCTGAAATTCAGGATTACAGCGTGAACAGTGCAACGGGTGACTTCATCAAGTGGAGCGGCACACTGGCACTCTCTGGCGCTCCTACACGTGCAGTTGCATAAGGATAGCGAATGGCGAATATCAAGTTTGATTGCAGTTTGGACGGCTTTACAGACAATTGGATTGAAGTTTCGGAACGCTGGACAAATGCCGAGGCGAAAGCACTTGACGCTGCAATGGATGGTGGATGGACTACGTACATTGCACTGCTGAAAAAGAAGATTACACGGTGTCGGTTGGTAGCAGGTGACATGGTGTTCGAGGATTTCAACGACATCACCGAGGAAGTAATCGACAGCATGGATTTAGTGCTAGTCGGCTTCGTCGGCGGCATTTTGCAACAGGCAGTGATGAGGTTGAAGAGCTTGGGAAACGTGAGCGCACGAGTATCATTGCCACAAGCCGCTGGCAAGAGTTAGACGATGATACTCGTGCGAAAATCCTAGCGAAGCTTCCCGCACTGGACGACGAGATTGCAGACAGTGAAGGCGAAGCAACACCAACACTGTCTGATTCTCTGCTGGATTCATGGCTATTGCAGCACTTTACAGGCAGATTCCTTGACGAGATTGACACCGAGATGGACATTTTCCGATTCCTCCGAGCACTACAGGCAAGAGGAATCGAGCGAACAGAACAGACACGCAAAGAGCATATCAAAGGCAAGATTAAGCCTGACGCAATCTCTAGCGACGAGTGGAAGCAAATCAAAGCGCACGACGCAAAAATCGAGAGCTTACTAGATGGCTGATAGTAAAGTCGGTATTCTGATTGAGGCGAAAGATAACGCCTCATCCACAATTAAAGGTGTCAAGTCAGAGTTAAGCGGACTTGGTAAAAGTACGGGCAGCGTTGAGGGCTTGTCCGGCGCTTTTACGTCTCTTGGCACAGCCGCAGGTGTTGCCGCCGCCGCTTTTGCAGCCATTGAGGTAGGCAAGCAGGTTGTCGAGCTTGCGCAGTATTCGGCACAGGTTCAACGTGCGGAAACGGCATTCGCCACCTTCAGCCAGCAAGCGGGACTCGCAGCCAACACACTCGATATGTTGCGATCTGCCAGCCGTGGCACGATTAGCGATTTCGATTTAATGCAGTCGTCTAACCGTGCGTTGGCGTTAGGTGTTGCCGATAGTTCGCAGGAATTGACGCAACTGTTAGAGGTTGCCATCGCACGAGGCAAGGCGCTTGGTGTGTCGGCAAATCAGGCGTTTTCCGACTTGGTGACAGGCATCGGACGTATGTCGCCATTGATTTTGGATAATCTCGGCATCATCACTGGCGGTGAAAAACTATTTGATGCGTATGCGCTCAGTATCGGCAAAGCCACAAGCGCACTGACAGATCAAGAGCGTAAGCAAGCACTCGTCAACAAGGTTATCTCAGAGAGTAAGGAACTTGTAGCGGCAAATGCAACGGCGGGTGACGATGCGGCTAGTAGTTTCGAGCGTGCATCGGCGGCTTTCCAGAACATCAAAGCCGATTTAGGCTCACTTTTTGGGCCAGCTATCGCAGCGTTTGCGGATAAGTTAGCGCAGGCAGTTGACGCAACACGCAACGCAATTGCGCCAGATGAAGCTACCGTAAAAATCAACGAGGCAACGCAGAAACTAGAAGAGCAGCGGGCAACCGTTGAGCGTTTGCGTTCTGAATACGAGACACTAAAAACCGCATTTGATATTGCTACTACTGGCGCTCCAAGTAGAGAGCAACCAGACTTTAAAACGGCAATGGCAAACGAGGCGTTCGGTGAGAGCGAAAATAACGTTGCTCTTGCCTCTCAGAAAGCCGCAGATGCCAGACGAGCATTAGACGCAGCAAGCAAGGCTTACTTCGAGACGTTGCGACAGCTTTATCCTATTACCGTTTCCGTTGGCGAAAGCGAGCGGCAGATGGGAATTGAGGCACACGAAACAGCAAACGCTAATCGTGATGCGGCGGCGGCGGCGGCGGCGGCATCAGCACAAATGGCAATGCAGGCGGCGGCGGCGGCAAATCTAGGCGGCTCGCTAGCTGTGCTTTCAGGTGAGTATCAGCGTGTCATCGGATTGCAAAACGCCTTCGCTGGACAGCAAGCTGGACTCGCATCTATTGCCGGGCAGGTTATCGGAGCGGCGGGACAGGAAGAAGGCTTAAAGTTCTTACGCCAGCAGCAAGTTGCACTTAGCGATCAACAGAAGGCATGGCAGGACGCTGGCTATAGTGTTGCTGAAGTCAACGCCTTGTCTATCGCCTACAACGACAGCCTACGCAAAACCACAGAGACAACCTATGGCTACGGTTCGGCGGCAGTCAAAGCAAATAAAGCGGTGGCGGCATCCGTCAAAGCGGCGAACAAGGAATACGACGATTTAGCTAGCAAGGTAAGCGGCATCCTATCTGGCGCATTGTCTGACGTTGGCGGCGTGGATGTGAACAGCATCCTACCACGACAGGACAGTGTGAGCGAGGATGCTAGACGGCTGGCTGATGTGGCTGTCAACGGCTTTGCGTCACCGTGGGCTGATTATCTCTCTAATAAATTTCCAGATACTATCGGCGCAGCTTTTAGCAGTGGCGGCGATATCAAACAAACGGCGGCGCAACTCCTAAAAGATTTTCAGGATGGTTTGCGACCCGAATTACTGGACAAGGAGAAGGCGAAAGATTTAGTTAGACGTGCAATTGTTGGTGAGAAAAACTTAAAATCACTCACAGACGAGATTGCTAAAGAACTTGCGGGTGAGTTGGGTGTAAGCGTCGAACAGGCACAAGCAGCTGCAGCACAGGCGCTAGGCGGTGGCGGTGCAACGGGTGGTGCTAGTGGTGTAAAACAGGTTCCAATTGTTCCGACTGTTGACACCAGCCAATTGCCGACTACGCCATTATCTCTAAAGGCAACAATTAGCGGATTCGACATTAGTAGTACTGCAACCTATCCAGATGTAAAGATTACAGTTGCGCACATAGAGGGCGTAGTTGTGTCGGATGGTGCATCGTTACCAATTGTCTATCTCAATGCTGAAATTTCAAGAATCCTGCCGATATATGCACCGGAACTAGATTTACCGATTCAACTATCGGCTAAAATTTCAAATCTTGCGCCAATATATTTTCCTGAATTTGAAATTCCAATTCAATTGTCGGCTGAAATTTCTCGTGTAGCGCCGCTATATGCGCCTGAACTGGAAAAACCAATTCCATTATCGGCTAAGATTTCAAACATCGCCCCAATATATTCGCCAGAACTAGAACTACCGCTTCAATTGTCGGCTGAAATTTCAAGAATTTTGCCGCTATATGCGCCTGAGTTAGAAAAGCCAATTCCACTATCTGCACGAGTGACACCATTTATCGATACTGCCAGCATTACGGATGAGCAATTTGTCAGTGCGTCTACATTTATCACTGAGAATTTATCTGTACTCGTTACGCCACAAATAACTATTACCGGAATTGACACAAGTACGGCGCTTTTCTATCTAGAGTCGGAGCTAGCGCCGATTGTGACACCGCATATCAACTATTTAGGCATTCCACCGGAGGATTTACAGGCAGGTGGGCTTGTGATTGGTGACGGCTTGAAGCTGGGTATTGTGGCGTCTAACATCGGCGGCGCAATTGTCACCGAGATTAACAAGGCACAAGAGCTTATCCGCAGTTCAGGCAAGACGAGCGGGACAAATTGGGGTGCAGGTTTCCTTGAAACGGTTGGGCAGAACGTACCAAGCGCACTGGTTAACCTACTCGTCACGTTGGTGACACCTGGCGT